ATATTTACTTTTTAGTCCATCCCAACTATGGGCTATCATGTTTTGTCTCATTCCGCGTGCTAAACGCCAATTAAGAAGTTATCTTCGTCACATCTGTAAACAAAGAAATTTGAGCAGAAGCGTCGCGAACATAATCACCCTTAATAAAAGTGTCTGCCTGTTCTATTATAAACAAAAATACACCTTTTCTGTCTGTACTCAAAACTGCGGTAACTACATTTACGGCACAGGTGACACTATACCTGACGCCTGCTATCAAATCTTTCATCATTTAACCACTAAATATCCATTTATATTAAAGTATCAAGGTCAGCGTTGTATGATGTCTGACAACCAGATAGAACAAAGTCTTTTAAATGCAGTAATTTCCAGTGGCTTACAGATAACCATCCCCGGTGCAAAATGCAGAGTGCGTGCTCTTCAACCCAATACCGATGACACCATTGTCAAAGATATTGTGGAGGAGGAGATCGCCAAAGTTGATCCAACAATTAAAGACAAGTACATCAGAACCAGCGACGTTAAGGACCCTTCGTGGTACGTCCGGGGCGCCATGGTCCATCATTCCGAGGAATCAAAAAAACCATATCTTCTCGATGCACGTTCCAGAGCCATAGCTTACATTCTTTATGCCGCTAACAACGCTCCTCTGGATGGCGAAGGCAACTTCTCCCATTCAGAGATACCTGAACCACCTACAATGGATTCTCCCGAGAACTCTGTCCCTGTCGCGTGGGCCACGATCCCGGTTTCTGACTCTTCGTCTGGATACCGCATGGACCGTGACCCCGTGAGCAAGCGAGAGAATTGTCAGGAAGCCGCCCAGGAACTTCTGAATAACTACCTTAACGGAAAATACGATTGTAACGTCTCCATGATGGCACCCAAAGCAGAAATGCAGGAAACCAACAAGGAAAAACCAAAAATTCGACAAATCTTTGTCCAGTCTCAAAAGGCCTTCATTGCACTTACATGTCTTTTCGGCTCATTTCTTCACGCTACCGGTTCAATTGAGAATGGTGACGCAATCTCCGCACCAACTAATGGGAATTTTGGCGCTCGACTTTTCATGCGAATGGCCTTTTCTATCGGCTTTAGTTATGCTGAGGCCCTTAGACGAGGTATCTTCGAAGCTGATGCTTCGAAGTGGGAGTCGACCACCAAACTGCCTACCATCTATGATTACTGCCTGTTTTATCTTTCCATGATGTCATCTGTGTGTCTCAAATACGGGTGCATTCTGGCTGGTGCTATCACTGACATTCTTTATCCAATTATAGGTGTCAGTGGCAGTACCTGTATGATGAAGGGCGGAATCATAGAGTCTGGATCCAAGGTTACCTGTCACGAGAACACCATGGTACATAAGTATCTTACGCATGTCTATTCCAGCTATGTGATGGCTCACGGAGGCATTGGCAAGGTAGGTTGCCTGTGCAATTCGTGCTCCATCATGTCAAGACACCCAGAGTTCGGAAAAAAACCGAAGGATGTGGAACTGCGCTTGCTTATGTCGTATGTTGTTCTTGGGGACGACTTTATCTGTATCAACAATGAACACACTAGTGCCTTTATATTTTTCTTGGACAATATTATGGGTATGGTTCATAAAAAATCCGACACAACCTTTGAAAATGGCAAATTCTTACAGAGATGTATGAAAGTAGAAACAGGACCCGATGGGGGAAAATATATCACCACATACAGGCCTACAGAGAGGGCACTTTCCAGACTTTTGGGACCTTCTGCGTTCAATTTGGACAGGAAGATACAGCAATGTGTTTCCTTGGCCTATGAATGCAACAATTCGACAGTCACAGGGGTCTGCAAGGCAATCTATGACAGGCTAGTCACACTCAGGGGTCACCTCGGTGGTCTAGATGACGGTATAAACAAGGATTATGACGGCATCGAAAACTACTGCGGCACCTTTCCTACAGATGAAATGGTTAAAGTCCACCACGCACCCGACGAGGACGGTATAAACACAGCTCTACGTTGTAGAGAACTCATTATTGAATACGGCACAACACTTATTATGTAGACAGAACATTCGTTGTATGGGCAACTGCGACGGATAATAGAAAATGTTGAGG